AACTCAAAAAGTAAAGATATGGAATTTTTTAGTCATGTATTATTAAACAGACCAGACCCAACAGATGACGGAATTAAAGTTCCTCTTGTTACCTCCGCATATTTTGAAAAATGTTATTTAATTTTAGAACAAATATTAGATTTTAATAATATACATTTTGATGTTGTTTATAGAATGAATCTCAATTTAACGCTACATAGCAGTGTTAAAGAAAGCACGCCGCACATAGATTTACCTTTAACGCATAAAGTTATAATTATTTACTTATCTAGTTTTGAAGAAGGAAAAACAATAGTATTAGATAAAAATAATAAAAAAATATACTCAGAAGCAAAAGAAGACCACATAATAATGTTTGATGGTAAATTAACACATTATCAAGAAAGTCCTGCAATAGATGATAAAAGAGTAGTTATGGTTGCAAACTTTCAATAAGGATTAAAATGAGTTTTAAAAAAGATAAATACCAAGTAATTAGAGGGGCTATATCAAAAGAACTAGCAGATTTTTGTTATCAATACTTTTTAAATAAAAGAGCAGTAGCAAGACATTTGTTTGATGAAAAGTATATTTCACAATTTACTCAATATTTTGGAGTTTGGAATGATACACAAATACCAGAAACTTACTCACACTACGCTGATATAGTTATGGAAACTTTGTTACAAAAAGTAAAGCCTGTAATGGAAGAACAATCAAAAGTTAAACTTATTGAAACATATTCATATGCTAGAATCTATAAAAAAGGTGATGAGTTAAAAAAACATAAAGATAGATATTCTTGTGAAATATCAACAACTATGCACTTAGGTGGAGATGAATGGTCAATATATATAGAACCTGATATTAAAATAGATTTAAAGCAAGGTGATATGTTGATGTATCGTGGTTGTGAGTTAGAACATTGGAGAAAACCGTTTGAGGGTGAAAATTGTGGACAAGTATTTTTACATTACAATGATGCAAATAGTAAAGATGCTAAACAAAATAAATACGACACTAGACCTATACTTGGGTTGCCTGCTTATTTTAGACAATGAACTTTATAGGCGAATATCAAATAAGTGAAGAAGCTGTTGATGAACTAATAGAGTATTGGAACAACAATAAAACTAACGCAGAAGACGGTA